CTGATAAGTCCAATTTTGATATGTTTGAATCTTCCCAAGTTGGGGCTTCTTTAGATATGATCTCAGATCATACTGTCGAAGTTCTTACTAAGGCGATTCTTTCATCTTTGCTCACTCCTGATGGTGCTTTTGCACTAATGGATAGGCAACGAAATCGGAACTAATTAATTAGCAACTGTCGATCAAGATAGTTAACACCTTATAAAGGAGAAACTTATGTCACTTAAGACAAATCTTAACCGTCATTTTGCTCTGCTCGACCTTGATCCTAGGATACAAGGTGAACTCACAAATCTTTTACTTCTTTGGAATAAATCATCCGGAAGTAAATTCGTTGTTGCTAGATTAAAGATGTTGAAGTTATCTTTAATATCTTATCTAAACAATGAAACAGATTACCTAAGACACTGCGTATGGATCGCAAAAACCAAAACCAAGATAAAGGGTCCCTTTGGGATACTCTTTAACCTGGATAGGACTAAGCGACATCAAATACGTAGATCTCTTTCTATCGTTAACACTTATTATATCTTCTTCACAGAAGAGAAAGATAGGGTTAGCGCATAGAAAGAATCATTGGATTTAATCCAAGCCCCCTATGGGGGCTCGAACGATTATCCAACGGAGTTTAGACCTTTCGGCAATACCGAACAGTCTATAGTTATAGAACCAAACTTTGCAGGATTACGAACCTCTAAGCCCCTATGGGGCGGTAGGCGTTCGACAAGCAAATGGTTTGATTCCATTATGGAAACTTCACTAGAGGTTCTCTCTTATCAAGAGCACCTCGACGCATCCTCTATTAAACCAGAGGTTACAACAGGAGATTCATGGGATTACCCTGATTTAGGAGTAATTCCTAACAGGCATACCGGTGACCTAGCCTTCCTCCACGAAAGTGGGATGAAGACTCGGGTCATATGTATGCCTCATGCTGAATTGCAAGTTGTATTCTCATCATTTCATAAAGCGTTAGTCAATATCTTGGATAAAATCCCTGAAGATTGCACTAACGATCAAGAATCTGGCGCCCTTTGGGGTCAGAGTGAATTGAGTAAGGGTAAGACCTTATTCTCAATTGATTTGAAGTCAGCAACAGACAGGTTTCCTCTCTGGTTGCAACTTCGTTTCTTGAAGGGAGTGATCCCAGATGATTGGATAAATGCGTTTGAAGTCACGGCTAGAGGGGTTTTCAAAACTCCTCACGGTCTCGTTAGTTACGGGACTGGTCAGCCTATGGGCCTTTACGGCTCGTTTCCACTCCTAGCTTTAGGACAGCACGGGTTAGTTAGAATGGCTGGTTTCCTTAACAGGATTCCAACTTCTAACCAATACCGTGTATTAGGCGACGATATCATATTTTCTAATGATAAACTAGCAGGAGCTTACCGCTCCCTGTTAGAGAAATATGATATACCTATAAGCGAACACAAAAGTATTTCAGGCTCTATTGGTGATTTCTGTGGTTTTATAATCACAGATACTTCTATCAATAAGGGCGTGAAACTAAAGGGTAACTGGAG